TTTATTAAAAAAATCTGTAAAAGGGACCCGTCGCAGCTTGTATTCCGGAAAGGATGGCTGAACCGGGTCAATGATTTCAAGTTCTCTGTCCGCTGAATTCTTGTCCTTTTTTCCACTCTTTTCAGCCTTTAGTTTTGTGTCCGGAACTAAAGGCTTTTTTATGGCAATAACTGAAGAAAAGAGTTTAATGACCTCCGAGAAATTCAATCGAGGAGTTGAGAACTGGACGTGGAAAGTCAGGAATACCTCCGTAAATATTCTACAACGGACACACGCAACCGGCAGATTGCGTAGGGAACTGCAATCCCGTTGGCTGAAAGACCGTGAAGGTGGACCGGCTTATGTCGGTCTGGGTTTCCGCTTTGCCCGGTATGGTGCGTACCGGGAGTATGGCGCCGGGCGTGGATATATCGTCAAGAACGGAATTATAATGAAGGGACATTCGGCATGGAGCGATAAGAAGAAACGTCAGGAACTGCGTTCTTTACGTGTTTCTGAATATCGTATCCGGCGCATGCGTACCGTTGATGAACACTATGCCGTTATCCGGCGAAGTCCCCTACCCTGGTTAGACCCTCCCATTGTGGATAACATCGAATCACTGGCAGATTTATCCGGAGAGTATTACGGTGACCAGGCACTCAAGAATGTGCTTCAGAAGTTTGATAAAATAACAATTGAAAAACGTTATGGCAAAAAGTGACAAGACTGTCAAAAGAGGTGTCTACTTGTACATCGATGGCAAGGAAATTAAGAATGACATCAATTCCATTGATTTGGAGATGAAACGCCTACAGCGTGACATTAAGGAAATGACACGCGGCTCTGAGGAATACAACCGCACCATGGCGAAGATACAGCATCTTCAGGGGATTTTAAAACAGCATCGCCAGGAGATAAAAGGCATCACCACCGAAACCAAGAAAGCGACTGTCAGTATTGGCAGTATGGTAGACTGGTTCAACCGTTTCGGTGGAGTTATCTTGTCCGTAATAGGTTTCCTTACCGGTTTTACCCTTGCCTTGCGCGCCATCAGAGACGAACGCAACAAGTTGGAGGAGTCCCAGGCCGGGCTGAAAGCCTTGACCGGACTTGATGATGACAGCATTGCCTGGTTGACCGGGCAGGCCAAGACGCTTTCCACCACCATGACAAAAGAGGGCTTGCGTGTCCGCCAGTCGGCAGCCGAAATCCTGGATGCGTTCATGCTGGTCGGTTCGGCCAAGCCGGAACTGCTTGGTGACAAGGAAGCGCTCAAGGCTGTTACGGAGGAAGCCATGCGGTTGCAGGCGGCAGCCAAGGACATTACCCTGAACGAAGCGGTTGATTCACTTACCTTATCACTCAACCAATATGGGGCGGCAGCAGACCAGGCAGGACGGTTTACCAACGTATTGGCTGCCGGCTCCCAGGCAGGTTCCGCCAATATCGCAAGCCAGGCAAAGGCTATCCGGAATGCAGGTACCGCAGCGGCTTCGGCCAATGTTCCCATTGAACAGACGGTCGCATTGATTGAAACGCTTGCCTATCGGGGTATAAAGGATGAAGTGGCCGGAACGGGATTGAAGAAATTCTTTCTGGTTCTTCAGACCGGAGCGGACGAGACCAACCCTAAAATCGTCGGGTTGGATAAGGCACTGGAGAATCTGAAGAACAAGAATATGGATGCAGGCGCCATCAAGAAGATGTTCGGGGAGGAAGGCTACAATACCGCATCCGTAATCCTTCAGAACACGGAGATGGTGAAAGACTTCACCGCTGCCGTCACCGGTACCAATGTGGCGTATGAGCAGGCGGCCATAAACAGTGATACTGCACAGGCCAAACTGGAGCAGGCACGCAATAAGATGAAGCTGGCAGCCATTGATTTGGGAGAGAAACTGAATCCGGCTCTGACGGTGAGTACGAATATGCTGACCAATGTGCTCAAGTATTTGCCGGGATTGATTGACTGGTGCAAAAAATGGGGTGGTACTGTATTGTGGCTTAGTACGATATTGCTTGTATATGCTACCCGGCTGAAGATAATTACAGCATGGTATTCTATTTGGAATTCACTTACCAAAATTGCGACAGTTCTCAATTTGGCTTATGCCGCATCAATGAATACATTGTCTGGTTATACAGTGACATCATTTGGAAACTTGCGTAAATTATCAATGCTCATGCAAGGACATTCTGTTTTACTTAAATCACTACGTACCGCCACTTATTTATATGCCGCTGCCGTGCAGGTTTTACACGGGCGCGTTGATTTGGCTGCCAAATCGCTGAAAGCAGCTTGGACTATTATGTCCAGCAATCCGATTGGCTTACTGGTTACATTAGTTCTTGCAGCAGCTACCGCATCCTACAAACTGACACAACGCACCAAAGCTTATTACGACCTAAATAAAGTCAATGAGAAAATTACAGAAAAATCAAATGATGAATATGCGCGTCAATCATCACTGATTGAACAGTTGACCACCAAAATACACAATAATAATCTTTCCAATTTTGAACGTAAAAAGGCAATTGTACAATTGCAGGCTATTATTCCGGATTATAATGCAGAGATTGATAAAGAGGGCAAAATCATCAATGAAAACACAGAGGCACTTGACCGATATAATGCCGTATTAGCAACCAATATCGAATTAAAAGAGGCTGCCGACGAACTGGATAAGCACCGGATCAACCTGATGCGCCTTCAAAAATCCCCGGCATTGAGTGACAATTCACCGATGGGGTCGATGGCTCGCGAGGATGTTCGCAACAAGATTTCCCAAGAAGAAGAGATTGTTGAATCTTTAACTGCACGTTATAAGAAACTGGTACAAGAAAAATGGAAAGCATTGAATCCGAACACTCCTAAAAACAATCCCACCGGAGGCAATGACGGTGGAAAATGTCCGATATGTGGAAACAAACCTTGTACCTGCGATAAAAACAACACTTCCAAAGACAAGTTCGCCCAAGCTGAAGCCGACTACTACCGACGTATCGCTGACATCAAACGGAAGTACCTCGCTGACGATAAGATGACCCAGGAAGAATACAACAAGCAGATGCGGGATGCAGAAATACAACTGCTCAACGATAAGCTGAAGGTCAAGGGGCTTGAGCCTTCAGAGATTCAACGTATCAATGACCAAATACTTGATGCGGAAATAAAGGCGCGTGATGAATTGCGCAGGCTTGATGAACAGTCTGCCAAGGATGAAGAGAAACGCCGTAAGGAGCAGGCAGAAGAGACGTTTTCCCGTTTGGACAAAGAGTACCAAATGCAGGTGGAAGCTGCCGCCATGTATCATTATGAAAACAGGACTTCCGAGGAGGAGTATTTCAATGAGCTGCGCAGACTGCAAGATGTATATTACCATAAGGTTCTCAATGACGCGGCAATCAGTGAGGAGAAGAAAAACCAGGTACGTGAACAGATGCGTAAACGTAATCTGAAGGATGCCCAAAAAGATGCTGAAGAAGAAAAACGGATTGAACGTGAGAAGTTTGACATACTGTCTGACCTGGCGAAAGGCTTCGGAGAGACCATGGCGCAATTCTTCACGGACTCCGAGGTGTCTCTCAAGGACTTCCTGAAGAATATTCTTACTATGTCGCTTGATGCGTTGGAACGTATGATGATTATGGCCGTTACCGAACGCACCATCAAGAATATAGGTTCACTCGGCTTCGTAGGTGTAGCTAAAGCTGCCGGAGAGATTGCTCTGATAACTGCCGCATTTGAGACAGCCAAAGGGCTTATCTCCAATTTCTACACCGGCGGCTTTACTCCGTCCGGTGACTGGAATCAGCCGCAAGGTATTGTACATTCCAATGAATTTGTCGCCAACCGTTTTGCTGTGGCCAACCCGAATCTGCGACCGATATTCGACGCCATTGACGTGGCACAGCGTAGCGGTAATGTTGGTAATCTGACAGCTGAAGACATAGCGGCTGTAGCAGGTTCCGGAAAGAGTACACGTACCGTACCAGCCAAGGCACCTGCTGCCAGCGCCACAACGACGACCAATGACCCGGCTATGGTGGCGATGCTGATAGAATGTACCCGCGTATTGCGGAAGCTTAAAAACAGGCTGGATGCCCCTTTGGTAGCGGAAACTTATGTTACCGGCAAACGGGGTATCAACCAGGCACAAAAAGAATATCAGAAGTTGAACAACAATAAATCACGCAACAAGCAATGACAGAATTATACATTGACGGGCAATTGGCCGCCCTTCCTGAAGGGTTCAACATTACGTTCACCTCCGAGAATCCGTATTTCACCCGCAGTTCCAATTACTCCTTGGACATAGAACTCCCCATGCCTGCCAATCATGCCATATTCAAGCACGTGAACAGACTGGATGTGACGAAAAAAAAGACTATCCTTCCGGCCACACTCATCGTTGACGCCAGATGCCTGCTTTACGGCAGTGCGGTTTTACTCTCAGTAGAAGATGCACTGGTTAAGGTACAGCTCGTATCGGGTAATGCGGAATTTAATCTGCTGACGAATGATGATCTGTATATTGACGAACTTGATTTAGGTACAATCAGTTGGCCGAACAACAATCAGAACCGTTTCCAGCCACCTGCCAATATGGTGAACTACTACGGTTCGGTGGACGACATTGAAGCTGTATGGTTGCCGGTGTTCTATCAGGAAGCCAAATGGGAGAATCTTCAGAACGATGCAATCTATGAGTTCGGCACGAACAATTTTACCCTTTGCCCCTATTATGGCCGTCGATGTGTACAACCATACCTTTTGACAGTCATCAAGAGAATAGTGGAGTATTTTGGCTATACGTTCGATACCTCCTTCTTTGATAACAATTTCTTGCGGAACGTTTATGTATGCAGCGCGGTAAGCAGCAACCGGGTGGCCGCCGCATTGCCGCACTGGACTGTTTCCGAATTCTTTGATGAACTGGAGAAATTCCTTTGTGCGGTTACGGTGGTCAAAGTGGTGAGTCTCGTAGGGCTTAACGATTATTTTACAGAATCCGGAAAGGAGATAATTCCTGCATCTTCCCTGCTACGGGAGTTCACTGTGGATATTGAAGATGAAAAGAATGAGAAAGACTTGAGCACTGGCAATGTGGGCTACAATCTGCCTTCCCATACGGATGACGGCTATCTGCGAATTGAAAGGGACATCATAGAGGCTGCATACAAACAAGAATATGATTCTTACGATGCAATGCTGGCCGCATACAATGGAATGGGTGACAGTGACAAGAAAAGTACAATCTTTATTGTTGGCAAACGGTATTATATCAACTACAATGAAAATGATAAGAATACGCTGCGTGAAGTCAATTTGTATGCGGATTTAATCCGTGACCCGGAATCGTCCGATGTAGAGACCTCACTCGGAATCGTCCCGGCTAAAATTATTCAGTTCAATGTCGGCGTGTATGGCTCTGTAGCTGATTACGATTTGTCCCGTCCGTACACCTCCATGGTATTGAACATACCCGCGGTGGGCTACCAGGCTACTGTTGCCAAGCAGGAGCGCTTCAATGTCCAGGAAGCCATAAACGGTGACGTGGAGCTGAAGGAGAAGCAGGAAAAAAACGGGCACATGGAAGTGGCTGTCAATACCGGCAAGTTCAACCGGCAGAACGTAACTTACAGCGGTCAGACACATGCCTATGATTATGCCTATCCTTTTACGGACTACCAGCAGAAGACCGAAGCACAGCTCACGGACTTCCTTCCGTATTCCCTAAGCTTGAACGATGTTTGTCCGGACAGTGTCGGACATCGGTTGTCGACACTCAGTCTGTTTCACTCCAATATCCCTTACACAATCCAGTTCCAAGCCAATAAGCTGCCAGATGTGAATAAGGTGTTTCTTATAGGCAACAAGCAGTATTTGTGCGAGAAGATTGAGACGGAAATAGATGTTGATGGATTAAGCAAGGTACTGAAGGGGACTTTTTACCGGATAGAATAATAATGTTAAAAAGACATCTGCCTCTCAAAAATAACTCCTTTTTCCCTTGCGTAATTACCAAAAGGTTATTATATTTGCAGTGTCATACTGTATCGCG